ATCTGCGCCTCGGCCATGGTGTCGGCGAGGATCTGCGCGGTGCGGGTGTAGTTCTCGAAAGCAAACAGCGGATCGTCGCTGCAAGTACGACTACCCCAGAACCGGAAACCGCTCTCGTTGATCAGGGTGGTGACCTCGTTACCGTTGAGGTAGTTGGCATCGGTGGCCGGGTTTTGCAGATCCCAGAACACGTCAGCGCTGATGCCCGTAACGCCGTTTACGGCGACGTTCGAAAGGGTTTTGTGCCAGCCCACTTCCTGGTCAATCTTGGCGCGTAATCCGAGGGCACGGGCGACGGCTGAAGCTTTCACAGTTTTGTCGGTCGCGGTGTCCCAGTTCTGGAAATCGGGCCAGATCACCATCACTTCACGGGCACCGAAGTTCTCGCGATAGGCGACCGCTTCTTCCTTGGTTTTGCAGTCCCAGGCACTGACGTAGTTGAAGGCGCGTAACTGTTGGCCGATGCTGACCAGGGCGGTGGCCACCGGTTGGCTGTCGAGGCCTGGCACGCCGAGGATGCGCGGCACCATTCCAAATCTGGCCTTGGCGGCGAGCAACGCTTTCATACCGGTGTATTTGCCATCGGCGGTGGTGGTACCGATCAGGGCGGTGATGGTCTCCGCTTCGGTGGCGCCTTCCTTGACGCGTACCACGATCGTGTAGGGCTTGGTCTGGTCGGCGATGGCTTGCAGGCTGACGGCGAGGGTACCGGTGGTGCCGGCCTTGCCGACAGCGGTTTGTACGTTGGTGAGCAGTACCGGCGTGTCGAGCGGAAACACGGTAGCGTCGGCATCGTCGGCCGTGCAGACCAGGCCGATGACGGCGGTGGGGATGGTTCGAATAGGGCGGGTGCCGTCGTTGAGTTCGAGCACCCGCACGCCGTGAAGATAATCGGCCATGGTTTTGCCTGCGCAGTAATTGGAATGACAGTGCACAGGCTGCCGCGCGCGCGCCGGATGGGCGAGCGCACGGGGTTGTAATGGCCAGGGTTACAAAGCGTTGCGGTTACTCGGATGGTTCGGTCAGCCACTGCGGTGCGGTGGGACGATGCTCGATCAATGGAAACTGCGTGCCTTGTGGCCAGTCTCGCAATTGTCGTCGGTAGGACTGCAACTCTGCATATTGTTCGGCCGCGAGCGAGGTTTCAGACCCTTCCTCCACTTCGTCACGGTGCCTTGAAACCAGCGGGTCAGTCAGAGCCAATTGCGCATTACGCCAAGCTCGCTCAACAGCGGCCAGCGCCTCGGCATCAAGCGGCGGTGGGTCGATCAACATAGGCTGACCGTTGGCGCGAGACGACATTTTTTTGGGTTTTTTCGACAGCTCATCGAGCAGCGATTGCCAAACGTTTTCCGGCACCTCGACTACATCCCCCGGCATATTTTCGCCGTGAATCTCAGGGACGTAAGCCCCACAGGTAGACGGACTGAAATACACAATTCTATTCATCATCAATTACCCAGAGCTCGCCAAAAAACCGTCCAGTTCACCTGAGCCATGTTGGAGGAGTTTTGCACTCGCAGCGTGCAGCCTGTTTTGCCAAGGCCCTCCCCCATGACCGCGTGCATCAGCGATAAACCACCGACATGCATAGGCATGACGTTGCGCAGTGCGTTAGGGAACGGGATCGGGAAAGTGATGTAAACGTAACCGTTTGCATCCGTAACGCCTTGGCCCCATTGCTCGATCGCGCCGGATGGCAACCGATGGTAACCAGCAGGCCCCCAGTAGCTACCAAACTCGGGCGCATATTTCAGGGCGGACATACCATCTTCGACTACCCACTGTCCGTTGCCTGCCGTGATTACGATGGTAGACAGGGACTGAAGAGACACAGAAGTCAGGGAGTTAACAGACATCGCGCTAATTACGTCTGTACCCTGCCGGACAATATTGATCACGCCTGGCGTCGTGTTGAACAGAAAGAAACTGGTTCCGGTGGGCACCGAATTAACAAGTGGCAGCGTCAATGTCCCTGATGCAGCAAGCACAATGCGGTGGCCTGCGGCCGCGATACTTAATGTCGCTGGAAGCGCCGATATATCGAAACGTCCGGCAAAATTCCCCTGTGCTCGTTGTGCAAACTCGGTAGTAGCGATCTTCAGCGAGCTATCAAATTGAGGCGGCGTGTTTGCTGTCGGATTGATTAGCGCTGGGGAGTTGATCGGCGCTAGGCCTTGCGTCACGTTCTGAAATGTCAGCTCCGTGGTGCCCAGGGCAATTGTCCCATCTGTGACCAACTGCCAACGAGTGTCGGCCAAGGTCGTACCTTGTTCGACCGATACCAGCAACGCGGAAGTGACCTCGGCGCTGACGTCTGCATCTGCCGCACGCGTCCAGCCGCTGGCCGATGCTACCCATATGCCGTTGTCCTTGGCTGCGGCCTGGGTTTTCACCAGCACCCTATCACCAGCCAACAGCGGCACGCCGTCAATGGTCTGAAGCCCGGCGAGGGCGATATTGGCTGTGGTCGCAACGCGCACTGATTGCTTGTTATCGAGCTTGTTCAACTCTTCCAATATGCGCGTATCGACGTATTCACGGGTCGCCAGTACAACCGACGGATCGATCTTCAACTGAATGTTCGACGTGCCGCTGGTGATGACGTGCATACGCACAACCTGGTTGCGGCCCGACCCCTGCGCGAGCAAGGGCTTATAGCTTGGCGCCACGTTGGCCACGGCTGAGAACACGCCGTCCTTGTCTTCGAGCGCCAGTTCGCGAATCCACCACCCACCAATATCAGGAGGCAGCACCAGCTCGGCGATGAGGACATTGTCGTCGGTCGGGGATACACGCAGCTGATTGAGCTGTGCGCGGTAACGCTGATTGATCAGCTTGGTCTGTGCCGGATTGGGCACAGGGTCGGTGCCGTTGGCGTCGCCGATCAGCATGTAACGCGGTTCCCAAGGAATGCCGAGGGCGTCGCAGTTGGTTTTTTTGGCGGCGCCCAGCGTCGTCAGCATGCCGCCGAAAATAGAGTTCTGATCAACCATGGGGATACACGTCCAGTTCGTCGAGGGTGTAGAGGCTCACACCGCTGTAACCCCGGACGGATACGTCGATGTCCGGGTTGTTCCAGGGGTACACGTCGATTTCGTCGCCGTCGTAAACGGCGAAGCCAACGAAGGCGTCGAGTCGGGTTTCAAGAATGATGTCGAGGCCGGTGAGGTGGCGGGTGAGGGGCTTGGCGTCGTCGATCAGCCAGACCAGTTCCTGGTACATCGCTTCGGTGATGCCGGAGTCGAGGACGCCGATGCGCAACGCGAAGGTGCCCGGTGTGCCGGGGGGAACGGTTTGCCACCACTCGGCAACCTCGATCAGGTAGCCGAGTGGTTCCACGACCCGCCGTAGAGCGCCGATGGTGCCCTTGTGGGAGTGCACGTAGTACGCGGCACGGCAGGCGGCACGTTTGGCTGTTTCTGACCATTTGCTGTCCCAGCGATCGACCGAAAACGCCCAGGCCAGGTACGGCAGTAAGGGCAGGGGGCACCGGTCAGGGTTGTATAGCGTGCGCAACGGAATCGGAACTCGCTGGATTTCTGCCAGTGCCTGCGCAGCTTGGCGTTCCAGTGGGGTCGAGTTGCCGGGTAGCAGGGGTTGGTAGGTCATCACTCAACCCCCAATGTCAGTTCTACGCTCGTGCAATACGGCGCTTGGTACCTGGTGGCGACGATGTCTTCCCAGTCCTCCAGCACAACTTTACGCACGCCCTCAACGTGCAACGCGGCGTGCACGATGGACTCTGAAACCTCCAACGCCAAGCGTCGTCGTTGGTGCACGAATTTGAGCAATTGAGCTTCCGCAGCGGCGAGAACGAGTTCGGTTTCTGGGCCGTTGCTGAGTGGGTAGATCTTGGCCTTGATCTGGTAGTTGATGATCTCCGCGCCTTGCACGGTTAGGCGATCCGCAACCGGTCGCCGGTCGTCGTCGCTCAGGTAGGCCTTGACCTTATCGAGCAGCTCCGGCGAGGCGGTGCCATCGCCGAGCACGGATTGCACTGTGACCACGGCTTCGGCCGGAGCCGGGCTTTCGGCGGTGGCGTCTGCGACTTGTCCGTCAGCGGATCGGGCGTGAAAGATGTAGCTGTTGCGCGGGCCGGCGGTGCTGAGGCCTTCCCATGCCATTTGTGCACGCTCGCGCAGACTGTCGTCGCTTTCCATCAG